AAGACCAAGGGTGTCTCTATTCCTACCCTGTGGACCAAAACCCTCAAAACGGCTATCGGGCGTCCCCTGTTGGCTCATTACACCTGGAGGGGTCTCACGTTTTTGAACATCTGGAATGAACGCCCAATCCCTCATTCTAGGGTCGTTCATATTTGGTCCTGCTAAAATCTTTTGACTTAGAACAGATAAAGCGTGCGCCCCTGACTCAGCGTAAGGCATTAAAAGAGATTGCCCCCTATCATATTGGTGACGCAATTCCTTTAGCTGTAGGTCAAACTGCTCTTTGAGAAGAGTATTAGATGCTTCTGTAGATTCAAACTGCTTGTCCGCAGCATAGCGTTGAGCCGCCGCTGAACCAGCCGCCGCCTCAGTGGTCGCCCTAGCCTGTGCCTTAGATGCTTTATTCCCCAACAACAATGATACTACCCCTGAAAACCAGCCCATTATGTTACCTCCACGCCGCCGCCGATGATTGAACTTGCCCCATTAACGCTACCAAGGGTTTGCAACATATCCCCCTCCGCTAATACTAGCCCCTCAACCTCCGTCAATCGCTGACTTATGTTTGCTGCTAGCGTAACCTTCGCAATCTTGTAACCATTAGCCGCACTCTGACCCGTAGGAACCACCCACACCTCGATAGTAACATTCCCCGCCGAGCTATTATGCAAAGATAAAGCCCTAAACACTGCCTTGGTATTAGCTGGACAGGTGTAGAATGTTTGATTGGTGTTTGGAACCAACGAGGGAGCCACTAATTGTCGTATCTTTACTGCCATAATCCTATCCCTATCAGCCTTTCAATATCCTCAGAGCGCATAGACGTTTTAGATAACGCCCCTGAATCCCCAAACACACTATCTATTTGCTGGAGCTCTAAATCTTTCGCCGCTAAATCTATCTGTTTCTTCAACTCATTAAACCACCGCTCCCAAGCTGGGTCGCCTGGGTTTGATCGTGTTGGGAAAGGGGTTAGCTTTAGACTCACTCTAGCTCCCCGTCTACGTCCGCATAGGCACCAAGAACGTGAATCTTGATGGGAGCCACAACCTCTAGCTTAAAAATACGCTCTCTGAATTGTGCTAACCCACGCCATTCAACCCTTTGGGAATAAGCACCTGAAACACCCAAACTTTGATCTATCGGTGTGTTATAAGTGTGCCCGCCATCATCAGACCATGACAGACTTGCTACCGCTGTTCCAGATGGGTCGGTTCCCTCTTCAAAATCAACGATCAAATCATTCATGGTTATTCTGTCATTTTTATTGGCTATCACCTGTGTCGTTCGGGTTCTTGTGACCGTTGCCGTGTCCTCTGTGTAAACCGTTGGGCTCATCGTGTAAATCTTCCCATTCGTGTAATCCCCGACATACGTAACCCCGTCCAGATCGCAAGCAAACGAGGCTCGGAAGCGACCTATAGACGGGCTTTTTCTTTGGTGCCATGCTTGTGTCGTTAGGTCGAATACCCATGTAACCCCCTCGGTTGGGAATGTAAGAGCATAGAAGTAGTGGCCGTCTTGACCATAAGTAAACCCCTCAGCATCATATACTACCGAGTATTCTGCAATAGCCTCGTGAAGCGCATCAGTTCCTATATTCTTCGCTTGCCATTGTTGAGCCATTACGACCGTCTTGTAATTGGTTAGCCAAAATTTTGCATCCGCTATGGTAGCAATAGACCATCTGGCAATACACCCATACTCAGTGATTCCACCTGATATCCTGCCTAGTGGGTAATCCGCACCACCCGTGTTATACCAAAACTCTGTAGAGCGCTTCCCACATATCATCAACTCTCTTTGATCTACTGCTATACCAACCACATTATCGGGGTTTATCTCAGCACTCGCAAAATCAAGGGAGTCCCAGGTTGCACCATCGTAAAGGGTGGAAACATAAATCTTTTGCGTTGCCGACTGGAATACCACAAAATACCCGTCCAGAAATACAACTTGGTCGGCTCCTGGGTAACTGCCTCCAACCGATGATAGCGTCGTGGTGGACTTGGTATACAGATACCCCGTAGATGTCCCGTTAGCCATGAATACCTGCGTCCCATTTTCCGCAAACGAAACAGGGCTAGACCCTGGGATAGTACCCCTGTCAGTAGCCACGCCTCCTGTTGTGATTGTGTAGAGCTTAGTGCCACAAACAGCGTAGATGATAGAACCATCTGCCATCATCCCTCGCACTTTTGAAGCGGCGGCTAATGTGACCAAAGCTGTTAGCCCAGGCGTAGGGTATAAAACGGTAGGTGACTTAGCCTCTGGGCCACCTCCACGGACATACCAATTTATGCACTCTTGGGCGTTGAGGTTAGATACCCTAGCTTTGTAAGCTGGGCCAACAAAGGGTATAACCACTGACGGCATTAGTAACCGCCTTCAAAACTTCCAATGCCCCCACGACGATAACGCCCTCCAAAATCTGAATCGAATCGGCTTATACTCGATGGGCCGTACTGTACTTGTTTTAGATTATGCTTCAAGTCCTTGGCTAGCTTCTTAACCTCATTATCAGGGGTCTTTCCAAACATAGTCGAGATTCTAAGCGCCAGCAAATACATCAATGGCTCCATGTATTCCGTAGGATAACCTAGTTCTGCCGTAGTATCCGAGATAAATACAAAGGATTTTAGTACCGATAGTTTTACATTATAAGATTCTGATGGCAGTGGGTAGACAGCGATATAGCCCGTCAACCATCCTGGTTTATAAGCGATAAACGCAGGTCGTCCTGACGTTGCTTTTCGCCTGAACCTCTCGTCATAATCTTTCCACGACACTAAGTCCAAAGGGTATTCCTCTCCACCCGTGCTTTGGAGCTTGGCACGCCCTAAATCTAGCGGCCTAACCTGCGCTATATGGGAGCCCCCATAAACAGACGACCCACCTGGATCAAGGCCGATTGAAACGGGAGCGGTTATCGCTGTGCTAATCCCGTAACTCATCTCCTCCTCATTAGGAACAAAGTATTGCTCAGAATAAAGGGAAGACAGCATCATATTAAGCCGCTCCAATATCCGCGTCTTTTCCGTTGCAGTAGGAGACTGCCCTATAGCAATAGCGCCAATTATCTCCATAGCCGATTGAATTAACTCCTCGCCCGTCATTAGATAGACCTTTTCCTAGATCTTTGGGTGGGCTTTGACTTAATAGGCGTGACCTCAACCAACTCAATATCTGACACATCGTCAGACACTTTTGGCTCTGGCTCTGGTAATGGCTTAGGTCCAGGGGCTACGGACTCAAGGTATTTCTCCCAAAAAGCCTTTGGGGAATTTACCCACCCGAACTTACCCTTGGTCATAGGGCTATCATTCTCAACGATCTTTCCAGCGGGACATAACTTCTCATGGTATACCCATTGTTTGTTTCTCATTAAACCTCTCCTAGAATTAGTGGGAGTCGGGACAGACCAGCCGCCCCGACAACCCTGATTCTCAAACGATTACCCAATCAGCCTACAAGCTAACTCTGGTCGTAAGGTCTTAACCCCAAACTGAATATCTGCCCTGACTCTCTGCTGATCTGACATGAAGTCGTGATCTGCAATAATCCTGACGGAAATATCCTGGAACTTCTGACGTGCCCCAAACCTTGCGCCCACTGGAACCTCTAAAGGCACAACGCCCATAATGAAAGCGTCTTTATGAAACGCTAGGTTCTGTGGGTGTGTCTCGTCGGCTCCACCCGTTTTGAACACCAATGCTGCCGTGGTGACAGGGAGCGCATCAATAGTCGCATACGGGGCATTCCCAGACGTGTCCGCAGCACTTCTAAACTCTGGGCTAAAGTTGAGAACAGCCGCACCAGCACCATCCGAAGTAGCATCGGCAGTCAGCGTGTAATTACGCAATGCGCCCGTACTCACATACGACCTAGTGTTGATTGCGTTCACACCTGCAATCGTGAAAACATCACCCTTTTTAAGGGTTTTGCTCACACCAGCACCAGCCACCGTCATCGAAGTGTCTCCCTCGGCTATAGAGCCATCGTTGATCGTGATCCCAGCGTAGGTACAGCTACCCGTAAGGTGGCTATTAACTTGTTGATCCATAAAGAAGTCCATTTGGAGGAGTTCACCAACCCGACCCTTACGAACCAAACCCTCAGCTAGGGATTGATTGAAGTATGACTTCAAATCCCCTGTGGTTAGCTTGTTGTTCATAGCTGGGCCCATAACAAAGCAGCGGTCCTCATGCGGAACGTTTTCCTCGTTCAATAACTGCTGAACATCACCGATAATACCAAGAGTCGATGGCGTAGTTCCAGGTGTCCCAATGACATTATAGATGTCCGTATACAGCCCCAATACCGTTTGATTGACTTGGTGGGCCAAGGCAATCGATGCTGGCTTTGCATAGCGCTCTCGGTAATTCTTCATAGACATCGTAAGGTCTTGAGTCGAGTGGTCCCAAGACGTGTTAAACCTTTGGTCAATGGTTAGAGTTTGCTTCTTCTCTACCGTGTCTGGAATGCTTGCAATGACGGCACCACTTACAGCCTTCATTTTAACAGGTTCCAAAATATCCACAGATTGTCCAATCTTTTTGAACTCCTTAGTGTATTGTGTGTTGATAAGACCCATGGCTACTAATTGAGCGGACAGGTCGATTGCGATGGCCTCAGCCACCATGTTAGGCGTAATAATTACATCAGCCATGTTATTCCTCCAGGATTAAAAGCCCCTTATCCTCTTTTCCCTGCTTTCTTTGTCCCATTGAGCCATTTTCTTGGCTAGTCCTTCGCCTGACACGGGCTCTCCATGACTTCGTGACGAGGAAGCTCCACGTACCGTATTAACAGGCGGCGGTGCTTTGGGGGTTTTGGGATTGGGTGGGGGCTGTGATAGTTGATAATCAATGCGACCGTCAATTCTCGCTATCTCCAACGCCGCTTGTGCAGGGGAAAGTGAAGCTATTGACAGGCTTAATTCCGTGTTCTGTCCTAAGTAACGGGCTATTTCAGCAAAATTATCTGACAACACCATAGGCTCAAGCATTTCAGGGGTGATAGCTATGTTGGGGTTGTTTAATACCAGCCTATCGAAATCAGGGTGAGAGGCCACAGCCTCAGACTTCTTTTTTTCGATTAACTGACTCAAGGCGACTTTTCTATCGTCTGCCAATTTCTTACCCTCAATCTCCATATCTGCCCGTCTCTGCTTCTCGGCCTCTTGGCTCGATGTCTCGACCTGCTTTTTAACTCGCCAATCGCTTACTGCTTCGTTGTATTGCTCTTCATCCTTAAACCCGCCTTCTTCTGGGCGTGACCCTGATATAGACTTTAGTTTTTCGGACTGAGACGCTATCAATGCTTCTTGACGTTGGACAACGCTTTTGAAGTTTTCTGCATCCCTCTCTAAACCACGAACCTTTTTTGTAAGCTTGTCGAACCTTTTTTGAACTCCCTTTTTGACAGGGGTCGCAGTTGATTCCTCACTGGGGGCTTTGTCTGATACCGCCTCAGACTGAACCTGTGGTGCTACACCTTCGGTGGGCACCACGGCTTCGGTGGTTGACACGCTTTCACTACCATCATCCCCAGACCATGAATGGGGTTCAGTCACGTAAGTATCAACAACCTCATCGGTTATTCCATCCGCAACATCTGTAGACTCCGTAGTTCCTGTGTCATCGGCCTTAACAGGGGTAGGTATGGGCTTATTAGCATCGTCTCCGTAGACTGCCTTCATAGCCCCTCTCTGTGCCTCCGTTAGCTCCTGATCGTTTACCTTACTCATCTTTGCTCCTTTGTTTTGCTTTGTTTAATAGCTCTAGGACAGTTTGAGCGGCAATCCTCTGGACTTGCTGCTCATCCATTACCTGAGCCTTTTCCACTTGTGCGGAGGCTTTTTGAACCTCCATTTGTTTTTTCTGAACCTCAAGCTCTTGAAGCTGTATTTCCATCTGGGCTTTTTGCATCTCCATTTGTTGCGCTGGGTCAGGTGGTGGTGGCTGGGCTTCTGGGTCGGTTAAACCCTCTAGTGCCTGGATGTTCGGTGGCAATAGGGTTTCTAGTCGCTTTTGGATTTTGTCGGCTCCAGGCCAATCCGATCCACCCGCTATAAGGTCCATGAACATATTTGATAACCCAGGATTATGGCGCAGGAATTCGAGCATCTGTTCAACCGATTCCTGGCGCAGAGTTTCATAGGCTGGACCCGTTGAAATCGTCACGTCATAATCACCTATGGATAAGTCGTTTAATACCTGGTCTACTGAGTCACCAGGGGTTTGTGAGTCGTCAGGTACGTTGACCTGCCCTGTAGTGGGCCTATCATACTCGTCGATGATTCTAACAATCCTATGGGTGTCGTAGATTTTAGGGATAATGTCTAGGAGCATCCTACCCTCGACTATCATGGTTTGATGTAGATTCCCTAAGAAGGCAAACGAGTTATTGCTTATCTCCTGTTGGCGCATCTTCAACGCCTTACCGGAGACCTCGTTTGACCTTTGCCCTGTGGATGCTTCAAATACCCCAGAGGTGGTGTGCATGTCTCGTCTTGCCTGTTCTGCCTCTTGTACTAAGCCACTAGGAACCTGTGGGGGAGCCTCCCTATACGGCCTATCGCCTCCTGGCTGTTTGTTATAAGTAAGCCTCTGCCTGGGCTGTGTATTACTCGTATCCCACTCATCTTCGTGGCCCTCAAACATTTCAGGAGTCCCTATATAAGGAACCTTTGGCGCTTGCTGTAACCATTCCACCGTAGATGATCGAACGTAGTTCAAAACCCTTTGTGAGTCCTTGGAAAACCTTACTATGCCACGCCTATAATGGGTGTTATCAATTATCTCGGTTTTCCCATAGACCCATAGCACAGGAATAAAAGACCCAGGCCATTCGTGTGGACCCTCAACTATCTCTTTCCCCGTGATCTTTGCCATAAACACTTTAGGCTCATGGGTCTCACGGGTTTTCTCAACCCTGAAATGCTCTTCTTTTGGGACATCCTTCAAGTCCATAACAGCGCCGTTATCCATTAAGGCTATGGTTTTTTTCCTGTACTCAACCCACCAATACTCGGCAATCTTTACAGTGTCCTCAGAACTTTCCCAACCTGGATCAAAGTCACCTGTAGCCGTGGTTACGCTAATTGTCCCAGCATCAGGGTATAACTCCGTGAATTCTGACCTAGGTATATCGTCTGTAAGAAAGCAAAACCGCATTTCAAGTGGGGTGTCTGCGTGTGGGTCTGGAAAAACACTTAGGGGGTTTAGTATTTTTTTATAGTAAACATCTTGGTGAAATGAATCGGGGCGGCAATACTTGGTATGAAGCCTGTAGAAGCCTTGGCCGCATTTTACGCTACACTCAAGCCCCCACATTCTAGCAGCGTCACCGCCGCCCTGCTCGTTGATATGACGAAACAACCCTTGCAATATATTTGCGGTCTTCTCATCACCATCACCGCCGACCGGACTTACCTTTAATCCTGGCTTGTTCTGCCTGTAATCCCCGACAATCGAGTCAACTAATGTTGATATATAGGGAACTGTGATTGTGGGTCTGCCAGATAATTGCCTTATTCTCGTAGCCTCGGTGTCCCACTGGTCTCCATTAACAAATCTCAGATCGTCCAACATTTCCTCGCGGTTGTGGTGGTCGGATTGGGTTACGTCGATATACCTTTTATTGGCTTCATTGAAAATCTTGTCTATATCTTCTTCGGAGAAAGCCTCGCCGTCCTCTAAAAACGGGTCGTCAGGAACGTGATGGATTACATCTTCCCTCTCATCCCCTATATTTCCAGACGAACTATACGACATTTCTTAGGGTCTTTCGTTTACATTAACAACGGGCTCCATCCCTGTCACATTCCTAGCCCATTTCGTGGCTTTTTTTGGTATGAGCGAGGTAATGAGTCTGGCCCATGCCCTGTCATCTGAATTTATCAACTGAGACACGTCTTTGTGGTTGCCATCTAGCGTCTCTTGTAACCTCTGAAACCCAACACTCTGGTCTTGCCTTAGTTGCAAAATCTCGTCCTCTAGGTTTTTCACCCTGGTCTCAACTCGCGTGGCTGCCAAAAATTCCAAGGCTAGTTTGGCTAGGTTACTGTAATCGGTTTCTTTTTTCCAAAACTTGGTGAGGCGCATTCCACGCATTCTAGCCGCTGCATCCAAGCTATCTCTGCAACCCGACATGAGGATAATTGGGTACTCTCTCTTGAGTTCTTTGCGGATTCTTTGTAGCAACTCTATACCTGCCATCGGCCCCGTGGGGGGAAGATTCATATCGCAAATTATGAGAGCGACCTTGTTTTGTTTTATTTCTTCGTACGCCTCTTTTACGTCTTGAAAAAAGACTGGGTAGGATTCTGGAAAATCCTCTTGAATCTCAGCAAGGCACTCTATGACTAACCGCTGGTCGCTTTCACTATCATCAATTACTACTATTTTCATTCTTCCTGCTCCATGGCTCTAACCCTCGCAGACAAGTTCTTAATCATTGCCTCAAACCTAGACTCTGAACGCATGGCAAGACCTAGGTTCTCTTTGATAGACTTGCGTAGACTTTTCTCTGCGCTTAAAGCCCTTTTATGCTCTTCTTTTAGTGCTTCAATAAGGAGCCCCACAACTGGCGCAACATCCACGGATAGCATTTCACTGAGAGAACCCTTTATAGCATCGGGTAATACTTCTTGAACTTCTTGAGCTATAAAGCCAGTTCCACGCTTCCCCCTTAGAGCTGGGTAGGGGGTTGTGGCTGACCACTCATAATGCACCCCATTTATTCTGAGAACCTTGCTAAGTGCATTTGGAATAGTGGCGATACGATTTTTATATCGAGAATCAGACGGACTTGAAAAGCCGCCTGTGGCAAACCCTTCGCCCGTAACGTGTAGGGCGTAGGTTCCTGGGTCTGAGCTTCCTACGGCTAGGGCGTTGTATAAAAAGGTGTGACCGTTGAATTCACCTGTCCCTGTGGCTATTCGTAGATAGTCTGTAGAGGTATCGGAGACCGTTATACTCCATTGGTTATTGTCGGTGTTGGTGTCTGAGTTTAAGTTGATTATAGCGTTTGATCCCGTTGAGCTAAGGGTTAGCCTCACTGAATCAACGGCGTCGGTTGTCGATATATCACCGCCAAACGTGGCGACACCTGACACCGATATATCACCGCCAAACATGGCGAAACCTGACACCAAAAATGCCTGCGTATTAAGCGTTGAAGTGATTGGGGATACTGAAAGTACCACCCCACCAACACTATCTTCCACATTAAACCCGTAGTTGGTCTGGGTACTTCGCCATAATCTTGCAAAAAACGCCCTCTCCACTCCTGGGTCGGTTTTGAGAATGGAAGCATTGCTACTTCGATACCCGCCCAGAGACATATACACCCCTCCATCAGCGTCTATAAAATAAGGCCCACGCACCTCTGCATTACCGCCGAAATACCCCCTAGCCCCCTCGCTGCCTGTGAGGACATCTACTGCCCCTCCTATGTACGGCCCTAGGCTGTTAACAACCCATACCATATCCTCATTGATCCCGCTATGTTTGGAGTAACTTACAGCACCAACATCTAGGGAGCCTAATAGAGTAGAACTCCCTGAGTTATAGGAGGAAGTCATGGTTACAGCACCAAACTTAGCATTGCTAGCCGAGGTCTGACCTATCGGGGTTCCATCAATAAAGCCGCCATTGATATCTGCCGAGGTTTGGGTTCCGATATCAGTCACGTTTGCTTGGGTAGCTGTTGTCAAAGTTCCAGCTACATTAGTAAAATTTCCGTTAGTCCCGTCGAAATTGGTTGCGGTCAATCGAGAAGCAGACCCGATGCTTGTTATGTTTGGCTGAGCAGCCGTCTGAATAGTTCCGGTTAAATTAGTGCCGTTGAAATTAGTTCCGTCGAAATTAGTAGCGGTGAGTCTTGATGCTGTACCAATAGAGGTAATGTTTGGCTGGGCGGCTGTACCAAGAGTGCCGTTTACTGTGGTTGCGTTTACCGTGGTGATGTTTGCGGTTGTCGCGGTGGCTATACCGAAAATTGCGTTGGATGCACTCGTCTGACCGATTGCAATGCCGTCTAATGTGCCGCCTGTTAAAGCCACACCGTCTACATCTTGAGTAGCGATTGAACCCAAAAAAGCCTTCCGCACCGCCTGGTTATCACTAGTCGGATTAGAGGCCGGGAGAATCGGGATGCTACCAAAAGTCTTAACGCCATTAACAGTTTCGTCCGTAGCAGTGTGAACAACTCCACCCATCCCCGTGCCATCGCCCGAAATCGAACCCGAATAATTAACATCCGTCACGTTCAGGGTGGTTCCTGAAATAGACGTGATGCTTGCAGACGGGCCGGTGATTAAGGTCGTGGCTGAAATCGTTGTGCCGCTTGTTGTTCCCGTTGCTTCGATGTTTCCCACTACTGTCAATGCCTCTTGTGGCGTAGGGTCTCCAATGCCTACGGATCCGGTCGCCGTGATGACCATAGCTTGAGAGCCACCCGTGTCAAACCTTATGAAGTCCTCGTCGGCAGATTCCTCAACTTGAATTTTTGTGTCTGTGTCGGCATCCTGCATGACTGTGCCGATGGATATACCTGTCAGATTAGAGCCGTCACCGTAAAACGCAGAAGCAGTCACATTCGTTACTACAGTCACGCTTCCATTGATGGTCGTGATGTTAGCCCGTGTGATTGAAGCAGTGGTAATTGAGAAGGTTCCGCTAGCCGTACCATCCACCATAGCCGTAATATCACCCGTAAGAACTAAGTCCGCGCTAGACACTGTTTGAGTCGTGGATATATTTGTACTGTTCAACTGCCCGAAAGTGCCGTTAGATGGACTACTCGCACCTATGACAGTCCCGTCTATATTCCCCCCGTTGATATCTGCTAAAGTGACCGTGGTGGTGCCTGTTGCGGTGAAGTTATCTACTTCAACCAAGCTAGCCGCCACTGTCATAATCCCCGAAACCTGGAAGGACGAGACAGCCGTTAAGTTTGAAAACTTCCCAGATGACTCGCTCGTATTCCCAATCGCAGTACCATTAACAGACCCGCCCTCGATCAAAACATTATCGTTGGCCATCGTTGAGATAGTCCCAACCCCTAAAGACGTCCTAGCCTGGGAGGGGGTCTTTTCCTCAAATACTGAACCCGTGCCAACTAAAAAACTATTGGCGGTACCCACTGAGCCAGCAATCTGAGCCAGCAAAGCATTGTAAGCCTGTACATTGATCCCAATAGATAGACCCAAAACACCGCGACCATCAGATAGATTCGTTTGAAATAATCCGCTTGGATCGAAGAATAGGATGTTTGTGGTCGCTGGCTTTGCTGTCATGCCAACAAATTCAGAAAGATCCGGATCCCATTGCATAACGTCGCCCGACTCGCTTGGCCCCTGACCGATAATCAAACCTATTGCGGTTTGAATTGCGGACTGTTGAGCGTCCGTCATCAACGTGCCAAGGGTTAAAGTCTGGATGGTGAACTTACCCGCCGAACCAGTAGTAAAAGTCCCTGTGGTTGCCGTAATGCTCGATACAGAAGTCATATCCCTGTTAGTCCAGGGCATGTTATTCCCCAGTATCGAGGAGTCGGCGGTAAAACGAGAGGGTACACAAATCAGCAAAAGCAAACACAAGTGGAGCGCAAAACAAAGGCGTATATTCATGTAACCCTCTCGAAATCAATTAACCTGAAACAGAGCAAGACCAAGCAGTAGCACTCAGGGCCGCACACTCAATCCTCAATCTATTGGCATCAATCAAAAGATTGTCAGCCGCACCGTTGATCGTATCCCCACCCTCCGAAAAGTCGATAGTAGCGTTCGTGGTAGAAGCAGTGCCACCGATTCCTAAAAACGTCACCATCTGGCCCGCTGTTGGGTTGGTAGGTAGTGTCAGACGAACCGTTGATGCTGCACTAGATGTGTCAAAGCCAACAATCTCGCCAGCACTCGCCTGATAAGCAGCCGTCTTGTAAACGAAAGTCTCATTGATTGAACCGGTGAAAGTAGAGTTCGTAATGGCAACCCCGTCAATCGTTCCACCCGTTACAGCAATGGAGCCAGCATCTTGAGTAGCCATCGTGTCTAACCCTAAAGAGGTTCGAGCCGTACTAGCGTTTTCCTTAACCCAATCAGTCCCGTCACCAACCAAGAAATTAGAATCCGTTGGAGTCAGAGCCGCAATATCGTCTAGGTCATCGTCCCATGCCTGAACGTCAGAACCAATGGCTAGACCAAGTGCCGTTCTAGCACCGCCAGCACTATTGGCTCCTGTACCACCCTCTGTGACCTCCAAAAAGTTGGTTAGCTCCAGAGTCGTGATATTGGCAGTCGTTAAATTACCCGTGGTTCCCGTAATCGTTGAGAAAGTACCCGTGCCACCTGTTATCAACACATTGTTGCTAGCCATGGTGGATATGGTGCCTAGACCTAATGAGGTTCGAGCAGTAGCATTATCCTCAAGAACATAGTTAGAGCCATCGCCTACAACGATATAACCGTCCGTTGGCGTAGCACTAAGCCCAGCTAAGTCCGACAAAGTAGCGTCAAACGCCTGGACATCAGAGCCAATGGCAACACCCAAAGCAGTACGAGCCGAACCAGCATCCGAAGACCCAGTACCACCCTGTGTAACAGGTAGGTCATTCGTCAAGGTCAAGGTGTTGATCAAAACCCCACCGCCATCTTGAACCGTAAACCCAACCGTACCAGAGTCATCCGCAATCTCTAGGCCGTCAATATCCCTCGCGCGAATCTCATCTGTGGCAATGTATAGCCCGTTAGATTGAGTCCAACTATTAACCACGTAGGAAAACAAAGTCATTATGCTCGTATCAGCAGCACTTAAAATAGGACCTAGAGCAATTAAACCAATCAATACAGCCGCTACCACGTTGTTAGTGGTGCGCCCTTTTCTGTTATTTTGAAGTTTCATCTGAAACCCCTCCTTGCCCCTTACGGAGCTTTTACTACCCAGCCTTGAGCAGAATTTAGATACACCATTTTGACGTGTCCCAGCGACATATCAATAAGTAAATTGTTTGTAGAACCGTTGATTTTAACCCCGTTGGTTAAAATACGGATATTGTTTGCCGAGGCATTGCCAGCGTCTAAGACCTCAAACCATGCACCAGTGGCCGTGGCGGGGGGTGTCAGGTCTACTGAGGTTATGAAGGAATCTACTATCACACGCTCTTTAGTCTGAATCGTATAATTAGAAGCGGTGCTTATAAACGATGGAGTAGCCGCACCCGTTACACTAATCCCCGTGATTTGGGAGCCATCACCTATGAAAGACCCCGCCTTCACAGCCCCCTCGACATCTAAGTCTTGAGTGGGAGTCTTCTTAATCCCGATCTGCATAGAACCAAGATCAATAATCATTATGTCTGAATCGCCCGCCTTGTTCTGAATCTTCAAAGGCGTG